ATAGCATAGTTTTTAACTAAGTTTCTCATGATGGATTTTTCAGATGCTACGAATTGAGCCTCTGCTACTATCTCTGTGTATAGTTCCGATAGAGTAGAACTTGTGCTTTCGTTTGCCATTTTATTATCCTATTAAGGTTATTGTTTTAAGTTAATCTCAACAGCACCTGAATCTCGTTTCTTCCTATATTCTGCATAGGCTTTACGATCTTCTGGCTTTGTTAAGTCCAAGTCCTGTAGATTAAAAGGTTTAACAGTTTTACCACCAATAGCACTCTGGCTTCCTGAACCAGACAGAGACCCTTGACGGAAGTGTGGGTTGCTATCTAAGAACTCTTTAACTCGATCTTCAATTGTAAGTAGTTCTCCATTTGCGTTATATCGTACATTAGAATTATTATCAACTACTTCTATTCTACCATCATCTGTGTACTTCACTTCATCTTTAAGTAAAGCAACAACTTGTGCTGGGCTAATAGCTTTGTTTGAAGATGCAACAGATAGTATTGAATTATCTACTTTTTCTTTTTTAATCTGATCTTTAACTCTTTGTAACTCTGAGTCTTTTTCAGATAATCTTTCTTGCATAATCTTTTCTAAGTCTTGCTTAGTCTTAGCTTCTTCTAATTGTTTTTGTTTTAAGATTTCAGCTTTTTGTTTTTCTTCTTCTTGAAGTTTTTTCTCGTATTTAGATTTTTCTGCTTCAAGTCTAGCTTTAATTATGTTGTCTAATTGTTCTTGAGTGAAAGTATTTTGTTTTGGTGTATCTACTTTAACTTCTTCTTTTGGTGTTTCAGTTGCTTGTACTTCTGGTGCAACATTTGTTTGTTCTTCGGACATTTGTTCTCCTATTGTTATATTATTAGTTCGCCTTTGCTGTCATACCAATCTGGATTGACATAAGACCATTGATGCCGACAATTATAACCACCTCGAACAATTAAAGGGTTGCCAGATTTTTTACCTGACCAACTTCTACTTGCCCAAAGTGTATTGACTTCATCAATTGTGAAAAGTCCACTTTTCCTCTTGTTATATACTCCATTAATTACATTTCTGCAAATTTCTCTAGTGGTAGGTATTACATCTCCATAATATTTTACATAAGTTAAACCAGCGTCTTGTGATTTGTTAAAATTTAATGTTGCGTCAAAATCTCTAAGTGAATCATTAAGTATTTGACCAGCATATCTTTTCATATTTTCTCCAGCACGATCTCTAGCAAATTTAGATTGTAATGTTTGAACTGCTTTATCAACTGCTGATTGTTTAGACTTTACAAACTTATTCTCATTAACAAATTCTACTAATCTAGTTATTTCAGGGTCATCTGAACTAGCATAGATACCATTGATTGTTTGTCTTAATTCTTTTTCTAATACTGCAAACTCACTACCAACTAATGTATTCTGATAAACCTTTTCTGATAATCGTCTTGTAAATGTATTCGATACATCTTTAAACTGCGTAAAGTATTGTTGCTTTAAATTTTGGATTAGTGCTTTATCGCCTTTAGTTAATTCTTGAAACTCTACAGGAATGTTACCAATTCTTTTAAATGCTTTTTCAATTCTTTTAGCTTGTTTATTAAAACCCTCTCTAACAACTGTATCTGACCATTTAAGATATTCTCTTTCTAAGATAGCTTTTATCTGTGGTCTAATTGCTATAGCTGATTGTAGTTCAATTAACTTACCATCTGTTAAAGGTAATTTTGATGCAGTAGAAACTACTTCTCGTTCTATTCTGTCTAAGGTTTTAATTAATGATTTATAATATTCGGCTTCAGCAAGTTCTATTTGCTTGATTCGATAAAGTGTTGCATCTTTTACTATATCCGACATTCATTATATCTGTTCTTGCTCTACTTCTTGATCTACTTGTTCTGGTTCGTCTTGTGTGAACTGACCTACTTCTGCTTGTGCATCAATCTCATCAAAGATTTCGTTTAATTTTTGGTCATCATCAATAACTGCTCTAGCAATTTCTTTATCAACTTCTTTAGCAAATGTAGATGAACCAATATCAAGTGCTTTAGCTTGTTGGAAGTACATAAGATCACTTGCATAATCTCTAATGTTAAATGAATCAGGATAATTAATTTCTCCATCAAATGTAGCATCTTGGAATAAAGCATATAATCTAAAAAGTTGTTCTTCTGCTATTTGTAAGTTGTCAGCTTTCTCAGATAGTCTAGCATTTAATAATTCAAATTCAGTTTGAAGTGCAACACCAGATGTTATTCCTGTTTTTTGTGTTCTAACAGCACCCGTATGTGCAATTCTATTTATAGAATTTACTTTGTTATTTATAGACTCCATAATAGCTTGTAAGTTCTGGCCAGATGGTTGTAGTAAATATGGTTTTAAGTTTGGCTCAAGTTCATCAGGCATTTCAATAACTGCACCAGCACCAGCACTAGCATTTACACTTGGAGTTTTAACTAATGATGGGTGGTTAGTTAATCTGATTAATTGTTCCATCTCAGAGTATTCGTTATAAATAGATTTTTGTAAGTCAGCTATATCTGTTAAATCTGATTGACCTATTCCTCTTTTGTGTGATTTAGCGTTATATAAAATTACTGCTGGTATTTTACCAATCATATTTGGAACACTATCAATCAATCTAGGTTCTTCTCGTTCTTCCATGTAGATAGTATCTATTCTATCAGGATACCAAATTCTCATGTATGTTCCACCATTACGATCTACTTCTTCTCTGATTTTTAAATAGTTAAGTTCGTACTTACCATTAACTTGTCTTTCAAAGTTCCAATCTAAAACATTCTCTGGAGTAACGATTGATAAGTATGGTCTAATATCTTGATCTAATTCTTCTGCTCTAGTGTTAGTAGTTACATTTGGTTTATCTAAGATCATAAAACAATGACCATAAATAGAAGCATAGTTTTGTGCTTGTTTGATTACTGCGTTTAAATTGTTACCCTCAAGGTCAGCATCTTTTAAAAAGTTTTGTAATGAGGGTTCATCTTGCATAGAACCAAAATCTCTACTTGGTCTAACTCTAAATAAAAATGATGAATAAATTTGAATAATATTTTTACAATGATTATCGCATGGAGTGTTAGCTAGTCTTTGATTAAACTCATTATCTAATTCTAAATTATATCTGTTTAGGTATTGGCCTATCATATAGTCATAGCCACCATTGTATGATCTAATATAATACTCCCAATTATTAATTGTTTCGGAGTAGTCTTTGTGGGTGTCTAATGCTTGATCTCTAGTGTATGCCATAAATTACTTCATTGTCCATCTTGTTGGAGCATTAAATCTTGCCTGAGTAGTTAATGGTTTTAAATAATCAATCATATAACCTAGTGCGTCATTCATATGATCGAATCCATCTTCCTTATCAGGAATATTTGTATTCTCCTTGTATATTTGTCTTTGTAACCCTTTTATCAGCGTTTTGCAAGAATGTGAAACAAAAATATGTCTTTCGCCATTAGAATCTTTGAGCCTACTATTCACAGCATTGACTCGATCTCTTATTGCCGGGTGTTTATGTTTAACCTTAACTTTAAATCCAGCGTTTTGTAAAATAGATAAATCAGTTCTCCCACCAGCAGATGTCTTTCGTTGTTTAGATGCTGGGTCAGGATATATAAATATTTGCATTTTAGTTCCATATCTATCTCTAAGTTCTTGCACCATTTCATCAGTATTACTTCCATAAATGATTACTTCATCTACAAAATAAACTTTATCTTTTTCTATTTGCCCAACACAGGCTGACATGGGATCGACATTAAAGTCCATGCCAATATGCAAAGGCTTTTCCCAATCTATCTCTCGTTTAACAACATTATCTACAGGGTGGAAGTTATAATAAACACTACCAGCATAGTTCTCAAATGTACCCTCAAACTCTTGTCTAAAAGTTCTAATATCAATATCTTGTTTAGCTTGTTCTATTTCCTCAGCAGATACCATACCACCTTGAATAGTTGTAAATTGAAAACTATCCCATTCGTTATCTTGCTTACCTTTTAAATATAATTCATAACTCCAGTTACCATAACCTTTAGGAGTACCACAGAATAGTACATGGCCTAATCTATCAGATATACTTGCTCTTAATACTTCATACCAAGTACGTTTATCAATATCTGCAAACTCATCTAAGATTAAAAAGTCTAATCCTGTACCTCTAAGACTATCATAGTTATCTGCACCCTTTAATGAGATTGTACTATTCGATTGTCTTATCGTAATAGTCATTGTTGTTTCGTTTATATCCTCAATCCAATTAAATTGATTAAGCATTTCTTTTAGAGTTCCCCATACGATCTCTTTGGCCATTTTAAAAGTAGGTGCTACATACCAAATTCTTCTATTTGGCTGACACGCATATTTCATCATTTCAGTTACAGCTAAATAAGTTTTACCAAATCTACGACCTGATATTAAAACTCTAAACCTTGCTTTGCTTGATGATACTTTAAGCTGGGGTTTTGTCAGGGTTATTTTCATTACAAAAGTAAGATATGTATAATTTGTCCTCGTTAAATTTTTGTTCGTACTCGTTAGTAACTCTAATTGTAACAGTAGCACCAGCCTTAGTGCAATCTGTCCAAGTGTCAAATTTTACAGGGTGTACTGCTGGTGTATTACAGAATCCTGTAATGGCAGAGCAGATGGTATAAGCTAAAACAAATTTCATTTAGATGATACTATCTTTTTAATTGATTTACTTCCATCTATATTTTCTTCTAGTTCTGCTTGTACTTCTCCACACATAAATTGTTTATTATCCATATTCATATTTCTTGTTGCTTCTCTTTTCATCTTTAAGCAAGTAGATAAACTATCTTGTATTCTATGTTCAACTAACTCGCCATTAATAAATAAGCATAATACAAATACAAAACCTACCATTAATGATCTCCATTTAATTTACCAATATTGGCTCTAACACTATCTTTTAATTTTTCTGTATCTATTCTAAGTCTTTCAACATCTTGTTGTAATCTATCTATATTAACTTTGTTATTCATCATGTCATCAACTCTAATTGTTAGCTTTTCTAAACCCTCAGCAATATGCTCTAATAACATAAATTGCTCTTGGTCGATTGGCTTTTGAACAGAAGCCTCTAATAAATCTTGTTCAAATAATTGATTTTTAGTCTCAAGCTGATTGAGTCTTTCAATAACTCCAAAGCTAAACCATGCACCAATAACTATAGCACTAATTAAACCTATTAGATTTCTAAGTGGTAATCCTATGTTTGTATCTTCACTAATTTTCATAATGGCTTCATACAAAATGCTAAAAATACAAATCCTAAAATCAATATTCCTGTAAAGTAATAATTCATAGTCCTACCCATATTATTTAGCTACTTTGCCCTTGTTAATTCCTTTTTTAATTACATACTGTTGAGTGCCATTAGCACCATGCTCAACTTCTTTTTTTAAGTTCTTAAATATGTTCATTTCTTTCAGCTTCTTCTCAGCGTGTTTCTTAAACGACTCTAAAACTTTAGTATCTCTCATTTTTTCTTCTTCTTTTTAAATTTACTTTCTATCCATGCAAAGCAATTATCTATTAAGCCAAAGAATTTATAAACAAACTTATCCATTATACTTTAAACCCTTTTTGCCATGATTTAACTGCCCAATATACAGGAGTTGTATTTAATTGTTTTCCTGATCGTTTAGCTTTAGCAAGTATTGGTCTAAATCTTGCCATAAATGATCTTTTTCTAGCTGGTATATTCTTCTTGATAGACATAGTTTTAGAACCAAAGTTAATCTTCTTAACTCTGCCTGTACTTCTGTCTTTTACGAATACTTTAAACTTCTTAACATCTCCTCGAGATGGTTTGTTTAGTTTAACAGTTCTACCTTTGTATTTAGCCATAAAGACTAAATATCACATAACATCAGATATTAGAACTTTTTTTCTTAAAGAAATAAAAATTAATTAGGTTATTCCATTTAATCTTATATTTCTCATCTCTAGTTTGATTATAGAGATTAGCAAGTTTATCTAGTTCTTCTGTTATCTTTTGAAGAACCTCATTCTCCACTCGTGGCATATGTAATTATCTTTTACAGCTTTAGCACCCCAACGACCACAGAATGATCTTTTGTTAGAATATAATCCACAGTTACCACAAGCCTCTGCTTTTAAACTTTTCTGGAATGATTGAGGTAGAGAATAATCTATGATCTCTCCATTAGGATAAAAGTTACTTCGCTTCTGTTCCACTCTCTACCAACTTTCTTAAATCTTTTACAGCATCTTCAAGTTTCTTTTGTCTTCTTAAAGCAATATCTCTTTGTATTTTTACTTGTTCTAACTCAGCTTTCATTTGATCTTTTTGTTGTCTTAGTTTTAAAAATGTATTCTCTCCGATTACTTCACTCATATTATCTTCCTTGTCCTTTATATCGTTTTTGTTTTTGTTGTCGTTTTTCTTGTTTGTTTTTGTTCTTCTTATGTTTTCCAGCACCTCTTTTTGGTGGTTTATCTCTTGGTATGAAGTGCGTGAATTTTTGTTTAGCCATTTACCTCGTCAGCTTTAGCATCAATAATTAATGGTAGAGGTTCAACAGTTTGTGTGGTGTGTATCTTATCAACCATGTTAAGTTCGTTCTTAGATAGCCATATAAGTAACTTAGGGTCGCCTTTAAGAGCCTTTTCCCATAGTTTCTTTCTAAGACTAGCTTTACCAATGTTTTTGTTTTCTGCAACTAAATCAGCATATCTTCTTTGTAAAGTTCTAGCAGATATTCCTACAACAGAACCTATTTCTTCTTGCGTACAACCAATCTGACTAAGTTTTGCAATAACATCTTCATCTAATTCTTTCTTAGGTCTTCCCATAGATTTTGTCTTAATTGTGTCAGTTGCCTTATTTTTGTCGTTTTTCATAATGCATTTATTTTAGTAATTTTGTAAGTAAAGTCCATAGTTTAGGGTTTTGTTTAAATATCTTAGTAAAGCCATTTCCTATCTCTATTGCCATTGGTTCTTCTCCCATAGTTTTAAATTTAATTTTAGATAGATGTGCAATTAAGTGAAATATCTCGTGAATTATTGTGTTAAAAAGTCTTTTGCCTTTTATTCTGCTATCCAACACGATTATTTTCTTCTCGGTTTCGTAATAGCCATCAAGATTTTTAAGTGGTTTAAAATGCACCCTAATTTTCTTTCTGCCATATAAAATGTGTTCTAAATGTGGCATTAATGTTTTTTAGAATTATCACTTTCAACAATAGCCTTGTAAAATTCAAGTTGCATCTTTAACCTTTTATTTTCAATAGAGAGATTAATCAATCTTTTTCTTACATATTTAAATATTCTTAATATCGCACTCATTGGTATTCTTTGAGAGGCTCATCTTTCCATTTATGTTTTAAATACTTTTTAGAGTCTTTCAACACAATGGTGTATTCTCCCCATTCTCCTATTTTTTTATACCCACTATTAACAACCTCATCTTTGCTAGACCTAGTATTTAGTATATGTGTATTAGTATTGTTATTTAGTACTTGTTGCGATAGGTGGTTGTGAGGTGGTTGCTGTGTTTCTACATACTGATATTTGTCATAGTTTATAAGGTTAATAATCGTTACTTTTCGGCTAGGGTGGTTAGAGGTGGGCTGTAGGTGGTTGGTTCTAGTGCTTATCATCTTCTTACGCACAAGCCGTAGTATAAAGGTTCTCATTTCGCTATAAGTCATGTTAAATCTTTTAGCAGTAATTCTAAGAGGCATTATCATTTCTCCTCTTTTGATAAATATTGAGTTACCTAAAAACCTTAAAGTTTTATCTTGGTGTGATGCTGAACTTATAAAATATATCCAACAACTTGCTTGTAGTAGGTTTTTAAAGGTAGAATCTTGGAAGATACTTCTATAACAGATAAAATATCCAGATTTCTTAGATGCCATTTTTACTCTCTTTCTCGATCATCTCGATTAATTGTTTTTTTGAATATCTATTTAACAGAGTCTTAATTATATTTGTGGTCTTTTTTTGTTTTTCATAACGCTTAGCACGATTACTTGATATTACTTCAAAGTGTTCATCTCTCATTTCAGCCATTGTTCTCTCCTTTTAGGTTAAAAAAATCATTTACTTGTTCTAAACTTTTAATTTCTTTTAAAGTCCTGTGTAATAGTTCTGCCTCAGTTCCATACATGGCCTCGAATTGTCTTTTGGTGTTGTGAATACTAAAAGGGCCTACATGATGAGATGGGCATAGTGGTATAACTTCGTAGTGATTGGCCCTTTTTGAAAATCCAATGTTCCCTTTACCATCTCCACGATTTCTTATGTGATGACAGATAGCTGGTTGCTGACAAATTAAACAGTTTAAACTAGCAACTAACTCTAGGTGCTTTTTCTCTTTAGCAGTAGCTACTTTCTTTTTTGCCATACGATTGCTTGTTTCCCATATTTAGTTTTTCTAGTCATACCAGAATTTTCTATTAAGTTTAATTCTTGTAACTCATGCACTCTACCACAAACAGAACTTAAAGGCATATCTAACTCATCTGATATTTCATAATTAGTTAGTGCGTTAAGTTTTATAAGATCATAAACTTGTTCTCTTTTAGTTTTAATCTTAGGCTTTATTGTGGCTAATGCTTCTTGGCTAGTCTTAGTGTAATTACAAGACTCATAATCAGTATCAAATATATCAAGCTGTTTCATTTATTAAATCCATTGGTTTTTTTGTTATTGGATAAATTCTTACATTTTCTTTTCTACCAGATAAATATTTATGTGGTGTAAATGTATAGAAATATATCGCTTTACCTCTTAAAGTCCAAAATTTTGCTCTATACTTTTTAGCAAATTCTTCAAAACTAAAAAAAGGTTTATAATTATCAATTTTAGTTTGTTTAAAACTTAAATTAAGTTTAGCTTTTCTTTGTGCTGTTTTTCTTACCCTCTCCAAATATTGAGTATATGAAAGACCCTTTTTTTGAATTAATAAAGTTTTATAATATGGAATTCCAACTGTATTTTCACAAGGCTGGTATCTTTCAATTAATTTTTTTTCCCACTTATCTGCTAACTCTTTTGTGGTTTTAATTGTTCTAATTAAATTAAATTGAAATTTATGGGCTGTTATTCTTGCTTCATAATTAACACTTTTCCCAATATAAACAATTTCATCATAATTTAATAAAATATAAACATGATATAATTCATCATTTTTAAAGTATCTTTTATGAACTTTATATTTAGAACTTTTAGATTGTATATTTTCTAAGAATAATCTATTTTTTTCTTTTTCTTTTAATCTTCTTAGTCTTCTATCACGACCTATTTTACTTTCTCCAAATAAGTCTTTAAGCACTTCTTCTGGTATCATCTCGTTTTCTCCCTGTTAGGTGCTGGGCTTGGAGAGAGAGGCCAAACCCAACACGATTAGTATTTGATATGAAAATAAATACTTAGTCTTTCGACAATTCTCTCTAACATATTTTTTATTTATAATCATATCTTTAATTGATTCGTTTTTTATATCTGATTTGTTTTAAAAACAAGAAATAAAACTAATATGCGAAAAATAAAATAAAATTGCTTAAATAAGCTATATTTTACGCCAAAAAAAACATTTGCATAATACAACCATTCTGGTACTTTATTTGTATGTTTAATTTAAATAAAGGAGAGAAAATGAACATATACTCAATAATGGGATATTCTTTAAATTTCCCTAAATCGTTTCAATACGATAAAAATAATTTACCTTATGTAAAATTAGATGCTGATTTAAATAATGGTAAAACTATTTCTTATCTAAAACCTTTACAATCAAGATTGATAGGTTTTAATGATGACATTAATTTTAAAAATAAAAAAGAAGTTTTAGTTTGGGCTAAAGAAAATATGAAACTTTGTAATGTTTTTTCAATTAATAAAATTGAAGATAAAGATTGGCATTTTAATTTTTTTCTATTACCTATAGCAGTAAAAAAACAATATGAGGAGAGAGCATAATGAAAACAATAACTATAACTCTTAACAAAGAGCAAGAGAAATTACTTTTAAATAGAATAGTAAAAAGCACTTGGAGATTAAGTGACAAACAAATTACTCATTTAAAAAAAGATTATAAAAAACCTAGTGAGTGGACAAAAGATAGAGTTGCAGATGCAAAAAAACATAGAGCCATGTTAGATGAAGAACACAAACAAATGAGAGTTGTGATAAACCAAATAGAAAAACAATTACAGGAGATAGCATAATGAAAAAAATAGCATACTACACTTTAGGTTTTATTTTTTCAGCTTTATGTTTAACTGCAATCATGTTAGGTTGCTTACACGTTTGGAGTATATAATGAGAATACCAACTAACTCAAACTTTACAAAAGAGATGTCTAAAAGACTACAAAGAATAATTAACCCTCAAACTACATTAGAGGAGTTACAGAATTTACAGGAAGAAGTTAATATGATTAATCCTGTAGATACTTATTTGCAAAAGCAAGTAAGTCATTTGGAGAAAAACAATGAACCCAAAACAAATGTTCAAGGTTCAAGAACAACTAGACAAGAAAAAACAAATGGAGAAAGATTTGTTAAGCAAGTTGTTCAAGATAAAAGAACAGAAGAAGAATTTGCAGTTTAAACTTCATCATTTGAAGTATCATCAGCCAATTCTTTAGAGAGTAAAAAAAAGGAAAACGATATGAAAAAAACAATACTTTTATGTGGGCTTTGTATCCTCTTATTACAAAATTGTGCCTATAAACCCATCATAGATACTGCTGGAAAGTCATCATCTAACTTTGATACTGACCAAGCTAAAGAAATAACTAACAATATCCAACATTGCGATAAGATTGCTAAAGATAATACAAACTTTGTAAGTAACATTTTGTATTGGTCTGTTAGTCCAACAATGGACACAAAATACGAGTCTATTGTTAGAAAATGCTTAACTCAGCGTGGACATTCAATTTTAAATTAAAGGAGAAAACATGAAAACAAATAACACAGTAGAAGAAATCAATATCTCAATTAATAATCTATTAGAAGAATGGAATATTAGTGATGACCATAATGATAAGATTGTTACCAATATTATAGGGTTACAATTAAAGAAAATAAGATTGGTCAATAAGCTAACCCAAACTAGAGTTGCGAAAGCAATAGGCGTTACATTTCAACAAGTGCAAAAGTATGAAAGAGGCCAGAATCTAGCAAATCCAATTAGGCTACTAGCTTTAACACAATATTTTAATGTAACTATTGATTATTGGGTAAAACCGATATTAAATAGAGAATTATTATTAATAAAAAAAAAGAGAGGAATAAATGTATATCCGTTCAAAGAAAGATTCATGGAAAAGCAAACGCATCAAAGCCATGAATAGAATACTAAGTAGAAGTAAAGCTAAGAAAGAAACTACAGAATACTATTTACCAGAATATAATAGAATATGTATTTCAAATGCAGAAAATAAACAACAATATAAGGGAGAGAATAATGGCAATACATAAAACAGAACATGGTCATACGATTGAGTTCAATGAAGAAAAGCATGTCTATATTCATAACAACGAATATGTAGTTGGTATGAGTACACTACTTGGAAAGTTAGCGAGTCCAATGTTAGAAAATTGGAAGATTAGCCAACAAGTAAATGCTATCAAAACTGAAATGGAACGAGAGGGTATTCCAATCGACCAGATACAGAAGATAGTTACTAATGCTAAATCTAATGCAAAAAAACAAGGAGATAATATTTTAAATATAGGCTCTATGGTTCATAAGTTTTGCGAGATGTGGCTTAAAGGAGAAAAATTTACTGACCCAAGCGACCCTGTAATATTAGGTTGCTTTGAAAAGTTTAAAAAGTTTTGGACAAAACATAAACTAAAAGTTATTGAGTCCGAAAAGGTTTTATACTCTGAGAGAGGATTTTGTGGCACTTTAGATTTGATAGCTAAAGATTCACAGAATAATCTATGGCTCATAGATATAAAAACTTCTAAGGGTTTGTTTCTAAATATGGTTCATCAATTACATGGATATAAATTGGCCTATGAAGAACAAACAGGAAAGAAGATCAATAAGATGTATATAGTTCGATTGCCTAAAGATAGTGGCGACTTCGAGGCTAGACATATCTTATATAAAAAGGAACACTTACGAGCATTTTTAGGATTACTCAGTTGTCATAAATCTGAACTTCTTTTTAATGAATCTGTAAGAAAGTACAATCAACTAAAAAAAGGAAAAACAAATGTACGAAAAAACTAAATTCGATAAACCGTTCTGTGGGTTACAAATGAGATTATTCCCTACAGGAAATGTAAGCCCAAAGTATGAGTATTCTGGCGAGGCAAGTAAGGTTAAATTTACTTGTAGCTTAACCAAAAGAAAATATGGTTTATCACAAGTTAATGAATGGTTTAATACACCTGAGGTTCAAGAATATACTAAAGCTGGATATGTTTTAAAGTATATGACTAAGACTCAGGAAATGCAGAACCCACCACAATATGCAAAGGGTAATCTCGAACAGATACTTTGTTTGATTATGGTTAAGCCATATAAACCTCAACCCAATGTAGATGGATTAAAGCCTGTAGGTCAAACTATGCCTAGATATACTGAGCAACAAATGACTCAGGCTCAACCATCAGCACCAGATCATGCTATGCCTGTTGAGAAGATGTCAGATATGGACGATGAGATTCCATTTTAATGTCTGAATTATCTAAAACTCAAGACAAACTTATTAGCGATTTCTATAATTTAAAAAAAGATTTCGCTATTAAGTTAGAGGAAATACAGGCTTTGTATTTGGAGAATAAAAACTTACATAAAAAGATAGATGCTCTTGAAAAAGAAAATCATAGCTTTAAACAACAAATAAAACAATTAGAACAAGAAGCAGAGGAGATGTTATTATACCCATGATTATATTCGGAAAAACAAAACAAGATTGGAAAGTTTTAGAACTACATTACAGACGAGAATGGATTTGCTTTGTAGTAGGATTTGTATTAGGAGTTATATTGATATGAGTCTAAGCAATAAATCTTATGAAGAATTAGAAAAAGCCTCACAAGATTGGGCTGAATGGCACAAGAAAGTAATTATACTTGATGAGGGTCGTAAAGCTACATTTAGTAAAGTATTCTTAAAACATAAATTAGATTCTAAAAGTATTACTGAGGCAGAGCATAAAGCTAGAACTGATGATGAATATAAAAAAGTTGTAGAGCAATATGCAGAGGCTGAATTAAATTTAATTAAGAGTCGTTATCATTATAACAATCTTGATAAATATGTAAGTTTAAAACAATCAGAGTTAAAAAGAGATTTAGCTTTGAACAATAAGGTTTAATGAATTCTACTAACGATATATTGATTTGCTCCCCATATATGAGTTTAGTAGATAGAGTGGTCAGGGAGACTTGGCCACTTGTTAAAAAGAATTTTGGGAAGAATAACGATAGTTTATATAAACGGCTATCACTTTGAATTGACCCAAAATAGCTAGGGTAGTTTTGCTCTCTCTTTACTGCCCTAGTTTCTAGTAATATCAAAATGTTTTAAATCAGTATCTTCGTGAATTCCTGTATAAGAATATTCGTAATTAATTAAATCAACATCACTTCGTTTTTTTATTTCTTCGACCATATCATTAACTTTAGTGAAGTATGGAAAAGTATCTATGAATCTAAAATTAACATAAGAACCATAAGGATTGTTATTGGTTTCTAATTGTAGTTCTAGGTCTGTTATAACGAAATCAACTTTTACTTTGTCCATTTGGACACTTTATATATTTATAATGTAAAATGAAATTACTTTTTCTTAATTTTATTCATAGTAGTTACACCAAATGATGCACCAACTATTGTAAGTATTATATACCAAAACATAGGGTCAGCATATTCAAGTATTTCCCAACCTCTTTGCATAGCATTTTGTGTAAATGGTATAAAATGACAGGCCATTAATATTGTAAAAAAGATAACTAACCATTCATCTTTAAATGAGTTTTCTTGTTGTCTTATTTGTTCTACTGATACTGTTTTAACAGCTTCTATTTCTTTAGCTTTAATAATCTTATCTTT